CCCGTTGCCTCATAACGGTTGCCGTCCGCCTAAAAAACGTCGTATTTAATATTGGAGTGATTTAAAACATGGCACGTTATATTGGCCCTAAATGTAAATTAGCACGTCGCGAAGGTACGGATCTGTTTTTGAAGAGTGCACGTCGCTCTTTGGATTCCAAATGTAAAATGGATTCTGCACCTGGTCAGCACGGTGCGAAAAAACCACGTTTGTCAGACTACGGTTTGCAATTGCGTGAAAAACAAAAAATCCGTCGTATTTATGGCGTATTAGAGCGTCAATTCCGTCGTTACTTCGCGGAAGCAGATCGTCGTAAAGGCTCTACCGGTGAATTGCTGCTGCAATTGCTGGAGTCTCAATCGCATTGAAAGGTTTATTTGACTTTGTAAGCTGGATTTTCGATATGTTTGGCGAGGCTGTGGTTGCAATCTCTGAATTTGCTGATAAGTTGATGACAGCCATTCCAGAAGGATTCCAATTCGCTTGGAATGGAATCGTATCCACTTGGAACGGAATCGGTCAATGGTTTGCGGATCGTTGGAATGACATCGTCACAGCATTTAGCAATGTCTCAACATGGTTCAACACTATGTTTACAAACGCTTGGAACAACATCGTGAACGTGTTCAAATCTATTGGACAATGGTTCAGAGATAGATGGAATGATGTAGTGAACGCATTATCAAATGTTGCTTCATGGTTTGGAAACATGTTTAAAAATGCATGGTCTAATATCGTGAACGTGTTCAGTGTAGCAGGCTCATGGTTCAGTGGTATTTGGGGCGGTATCAAGGCAGTATTTGCTGGTGTATCGGAGTTCTTCAGAGGTATCTTCCAAGGTGCTTGGAACACAATTACGAGCATATTCTCAACAATTCCAAACTGGTTCAGCAACATCTTCTCTAAAGCATGGGCAGGAGTTCGAGATGTATTCTCGACTGGTGGACGAATCTTCATGGGAATTACTGAAGGTATTCTCGGAACGTTCAAAACGGTCGTGAATGGAATCATCGGAGGTATTAACCGAGTGATTACAATTCCATTCGAGGGAATCAATAACATCCTTGCGGGGATCCGTGGAATCAGCGTGATGGGTGTGAGTCCATTCGCTTGGATTGGTAGCATCAGTACCCCTCAAATTCCAATGTTGGCTCAAGGGGGATTCGTTAAGGCGAACACTCCACAGCTTGCAATGATTGGGGATAACAAGCACTACGGTGAAATTGTGGCACCTGAGAACAAGATGCTCGCAATGGCTCGTGAAGCTGCTCGATTATCTAAGGATTCAAGCAATAGTATGGAAATTGTGATGTTGCTTCGCCAAATTATCGCATTGATGGGTTCAATGAACTTCAGCATCGATGGCGAACAGCTAGTTCGAAAATTGTTTGATATCGCAAACGATATCCAACAACGAACTAATCAACCATTATTAGATTATTAGGAGGTGCAAGATGAGCGAAATAGTAGTAAATGGAGTTGCTCTTGCATCTCCAGTCACAATTGGTGTTAATGAAGAAATCATTTGGAGCTCTGGCACTGGTCGTAGTGCCAACGGGCTCATGAGTGGTGATGTTATTGCCAACAAGAAAACATTTCAAGTTAGTTGGGGAATCATAACAAAAGAAGAATTTAATGCCATACGCAACATTCCTCAGGGCTTCTTCAACATGACGATTCTTGGAGAGTCCATGAGGGGATATCGAAGCACAATTTCTGGAAACTGTATCGGAACTATGAGCGATGGCATAACGTATTACAACGATGTATCAACATCGTTTATTGAGCAATAGGAGTGATGAAATGCTAGAAACAACTCAAGAGTATAGAGATGCGATTGTGTCTGATGTTCGAGTGATTCATGCTTCATTCACGCTCAACAATCAGACTTATGACAAATCACATCTTAAGAAAATCGAACATGATGCTTCCATATCTGGAGGCTCATCGTTCGTCCCTGGTGGCACATTCATCAATTCCCTATCGGTCGAACTGAATCAGATAGTCGAAGGAATTGAGGAGATGATGCCATCAACAGCGAGCCTTGGAGTTCAAACAGTAAACGGTCAAGCGGCAATGTTGCCACTTGGTCGTTTTTTTGTTACGGATATCAAGCTCGACCGTAATTCTAAGATTACAAAATTAAAGCTTCAAGACGAATTCGTGAGATTGCTTGGGCAATACGATAGCAAACTCTCATATCCAACAGGGTCCCGAGAAGTCTTCCAAGAAATCGTGACGATGACTGGAATCTCTGTGAGTGATGCAATCAATCTACCAGATGTATCTATTAAGACAAAATTGGAAAAGGCAACATTTAGAGATGCCATCATGTATCTCGCTCAATTGGATGGCACGTTCGCACGATTCAATCGTGATGGCAAGCTCGACTTCATCGATTTAAGACCGACAACGAAACAAATCACAAGAAGTCAGTATGGAGCAACTGGATTGGTTCGAGACGAAATCAAGTACAAACTTGGCTCGATTGAATGTACTGTCGATAAGGCCAAGATTGTATCTGGGAATCGTTCTGGGAATAAGATGGTGCTCAAGAATCCATGGATGACTCAACAATTGCTTGACCGTTTGTATAACAAGTATCGAGATTTGAGCTTCTACCCATATGAATTGACATGGCGAGGCGATATCGACACCGAACCCGGTGATTGGGTTTCAGTATATTGGGGTGAGGAGAATACACGATTCGACATCCCTGTGTTCTCGCATCACATCACATTCGATGGTGGATTGACCTCGAAGACCAATGCGAAGGAATCTGGACAATCTCAATCACAATACAAGTATCGTGGACCAGTCCAAGAAAAGCTTGATTACATTGAGAGCCTTACGACCAAGATTGGTCGCTTGTATTTGGACGAGGCTGAACCTATTGACCCAAAAGAAGGCGACAAGTGGATGAAGCCTAGTGGTGGCTATGCCATCATGTATGAACGTGTGGATGGACAATGGATCCGTAAGGTGGACACGGCTGATTTGAATAAAATCATCGAGACCATTACGACCGATGAAGTTATTGCTAAGAAGATTAGTGCTGGATTGGTTCAATCTCTTCAACGCAAGGCAAAGCACAGCGGGCTCTCTCGACTTGAATCGAATATCCATCACGAATGGCAGCAAGCCTATTCTTGAAGTCAGAGATGGAAAAATCTACTTCGACGTTTCCAATGTCGAAGATTTTAAGAAGCCAATCAAAGAAGTCGAAGCAAAGCTCGAGATGAAGGCTGACAAGCTTATCACAGAAGACCAATTGAAGCATCTACAAGACCAACAATTGGTGATGATGCAAGAGATGAAAGCGAAAGCGACTCTTGAGACTGTATTGGAGTGGAAGGCTAAGTATGAAGCGTTCGTTAAAACGAACGAATCAGAAAGAAAACAAGCCCAAGATGACCTTGTGGCACTCTCCCAACGCATGATTGGGATTCAGAACGATTTAGGCTCTATGACAGCTATTTGGAACGCAATCGATAGAAATATGAAATTTGGGAATGAAGGGCTCTCGATTGGGAATCCTCAAGGGGATAGCTCGATTCTTGTGTCCGACAATCGAATCTCGATGATGAGTGGTGGACGAGAGGTTATGAGCATATCCCAAGGGGTCATCCATATTGACAATGGAGTGTTCACGAAGAGCATTCAAATTGGCTACTATGTAGAATCTCAATACAATGTGAATCCAAAATACAACGTAATTCGTTACGTAGGACCGTAGGAAAGGAGGTAGACGATGGGAATTCAATATTTTGATGGAAACTGGCACGTATATTCAAGATACGAAGTCATTCCACTATCTCAAAACATTCCCGAGAACTATTCTGATGTCGCTATCGACCTATGGATTGGGAACGACCCTGGTGGTTATCGTATCGAATTTGACCCAACCTACGGTGCTTATTTAGGTGTCCAATTTGCTGGAGATACACAGTATGTGAAAGTTAGAGACTTGTTCATTGCTGGCTCTGAGAAGTATCTTGGAAGGATGAAATTTAGAGTCTATCACGATGATGACGGTTCAGCGACTCGAACAATTTCTATTTGGTCGGGGTCAACAGAAGGCATCAAATATAAAGGTTGGTATGTAGG